GTTCTTAATGTGCCTTGATCTATTAAACAAGATGCCTTCAGTGATGCTAATATTATAAAAATTTCGTCATTATCCTCTGTTGGATCTGGAGATATGATTTGATTAACAACATCAATAGTATATGGATGATCTAATACAACATCAAATTGTAAATATTTACCAGCGACTAAAATAGTTTGAGCTATTCTGGTATCACTAAATTGATATGGCGCAATAGCGTCATTAATTAATATTCGCACCATTGTGGTCAATTCACTTTGCCACGCCATAGAATTTCCTTGTTAGTAGTAGTAATATGTAAATTAATACACCTAATAAACAAAAAAAGCCGCCCCGAAGGAACGGCTAATTTTGATTATGTATAATTTAAACAATTATTATAGTGAACCTAATAGAACTCTGCGATTGTCTAGTACAGCAAAGCCCTGTTCTGCCCAGCCATAAAAACCAGCTCTCTTCTGACGATGTAGTGTATCGTCCTCAAAGATCTGAACTTCTTGACGCATTGGCATTATGAAGCTGTCTCTCTTACGAAGATCCAACCCAACAACTAGTTCAACGTCAGAAGCTGCTAGTGTGCCACTTAGAACATTACTATAGAATAGTTGGTATTCTTGACTCTCGCCTAGCTCATCACGATCATGAAGATTAATACCGAATACTCTATTTACAGAACCATCAGCAGCAACATAGATTTCTCTACGAGTAAGTTCGTCAACTTGATCAACACCCCAGTTGCGAATATCTTCCATTGCTTCTGGAGAAACGTATAGATCAGTTAACATACCACGATTATTACTAGCACTGTTACCGCCACCATTTCTACGCATAACAGTCTTCATGAGACTTACTAAGCGCTTTGTGAATTGGCCAGCAGCAGCATCGCTATCAAATACCACAATGTTACGATCAACGCCAGCAGCAAGAAGTGTGTGCCAGCCATCGTCGTTCATTTTCTTAACAAATTGGGCCTCAAGCACTTCCATAGCACGACCAACAACATCCCAACGAGCATCACGAGCATACTTCAAGAGATAGTCAATGCTGGCGCCAATGTCATAGGTTGGAACCATGACATAATCGCCTTCAACGTGACGCTCTGGAATATATCCATGATTAGGAATGGTATATGCAACAAAGTCTTTTTCAGTACCAGGAGCAAGAAAATCTAGAGGAAACTCTGGAGTAGCTCCTTGCTGTAGCTGAATTGGTTCGAAAATATTATCAAGAATATCTCCGTTTAAAATACCTTGTCTCAAAGGAAGTTCAAGAGCCTTAGCAAATTCAGCACTAGCTGTAAGAGCTTCTTCTTTGTTTACTGATCCAGAACTAATAAGAAGATCTGTAAGTTCTGGTGTTGGTTCAAAAGCTTTATTCATATTATTTCTTCTCCCTTTAAATTTAATTATACTATGTTGACTGATACTTTTGCATAACCATCGGAGTCTTTACTACTAAGGAAAGAACCGATTTGAACAGCATTGGTGCTGGAGGTTCCGATTAAGCCAGTGCCTCCAATATAAGCTGGAGCACCAACAGTTGGACTGATACCAGGAACTAGTTGATCAGTTGTGACTTGACCAATTCGTAGTACTGTTACCTTTCCACCCTTTTGGACTTCATCTTTATGAAAGTTGATGTGTTGTCTTGTAAGATCAAGATCAACAACATCATTCAATAGAACACCTACTGGCTTTGAGCCAGATGCTAAAGTGGCATATGCTACAACAGCATTAGCGTCATCCATTGAGACACCAGAACCACTAGTAACAGCACTAACCACACCGCCTCTTTCGGCAGTTGTTGTCATGAAAAAAGAAACGTCTGTTAATAGTTCAATACGATCTGATTTAAGAGCCATAGTTATTATTCTCCCTTATTAAGTTTTTTACCTAGTCTAGCGCATACAAAATCAACTAATGCTGCACGGGTTGAGTTGATGCTATCGTTAGCGTCTGTGCCAGCACTTAGATCAAGTTCTTCTGTTGGCTCAACACTATCTAAAGCTTCCTCTGCTTCGTTCTCAGAAGCTTTTGGTTTTTTCATCATCATCATGCCTTTATTCATCTTTTTGGCAGCATTGGTAACGAGTTCGGCCATGGAATCAAAAGCCTCGTCTTCTAGAGATTCAAATTTCTCTACGGCAGATGATGCTGACTCTTGATCAAGACCTTTTTCGAGTAGAGAAGCCATTCTTTTCATTTTCTTCTCTTTCTTCATCATTTCTTCTTCTTTATTCTTATAGACAGCAACAGCTTCTAAGGCAGTATCAAGTTCTGACTTTGCCTTCTTCATTTCTTCCTCTTTCTTCATCATTTCTTCTTCAGTCATTTTTTTAGCGGCTTCTGTTAAAGCTACTAATTCATTATAGGCTGTTTGAGCACTAACAATTTCATTATCCTTGGTTTGAATTGTATTTTCTAGAGCTACGATCTTATCTTTTAGCTCACTGATTTGAGCATATGTTTCTTTTGTGGCTTCTGCGCAGTTTGTCATAGCTTGTACCTTTTCTTTGAGGTCTTCAACTTCTTTATCTAGATTCATATTATTAATCTCCGTTGAATTTGTGCTTATTTCTGATACACCCAATAAGTCATTTTCTGTTTTTTTAATTTTATCAAAATCCATAAAATTATTTTTGCTAAATATTATACTATCTGGATTTGCTGGCTTGTCAACATATCCCTTGCCAGAAAAAGTAATATTTCTTAAAACTCTACCTATTTTATGATTTTCGTATTGTCCATTTCCGCCATATGCTCTAAGATGTTTAGTTAAAAAAGATGTATTATTAGAACGGGTTAATATTTGAAATTTGCCAGTTGTCTCATCAATTAAACCATAGTCAAATCCCTTAAACATACATTCCATACTCACATACTTAGTTCCTTGCTCAATTTCTGATATTAATTTAGCAGTTCTGTCTTTGAGTTCTGGGTTAGTATAGGCTTTGTAGATAACCGACCCTGTGACTATATGAAATTTTTCTGGTAAATTTTCAATACTAATATTAGGATCAATAATTGAATTATCTTCAGAAATAGCCCAGCTAGAGATAATATGGCCTATTATTGTGTTTTCATCGTGCTCTAAGTTAGTTGGTTTGTCTTCTGGAGTATCTTTAGCAATCCAGACTTCCATTGGATCAAAAATATCATCATTTTTATTCCAAGAAGATGTTACTAAAATAGATTGCACATAATATAGATCGCTATCATTATATGCTGCTAACGCTTTAATATTTTTAGTAATTTTCTTTTGTGATTCTTCTGCAACAGGTTCAGCAATAGAGGCGAAACATACGGAGGATTGAGCTGAAATTTTTTCAGAAACATTGTCTAAAATTTCTTGGTCATAAATTATCATTATTGTTCTCCATATGGTAGGTTTTCATACACCATAGAATAGAAATAAGATTTAACCTGTTTAAGTTCTTGTACAGTAAGGTCTCTGGCAAAACTAGATTTTATACTATTTAAGAAATTCATATAGTAATTATAAATATTGTTAATTTGTTTACTTTTTGTAAAACTCATACAATCCATAATATAATTATAATCAATTTTTTTATTTGGTTGAGCAGATAATAGGACTTTTGTTCTTATTTCTTCTGCTTCATCATATGATGAGTTGGATAAACTTCTCATATTTTTTTTATTATAAAAATCTAATAATATTGGGTTAAGCATTTCAGATATAGCGTCTTGCGTGGCATCTGCCCATAATTGAAGCTTGGCTCCTGTTTGTGGCGCAAATTGCCTCTGTTTTCTCTGCTTTGAGTCTTTTGAATTTTTGGGTCTACCTTGCTGGGGTTCTCCTTTTAAAGATTCTGGCGAATCTTTAACATTAGTTGACTGTCCCATTGGCAAAGAAGCTACCTTCATTTCTAGTGTTGTTTTTTCACCAGATTTTTTCTTTGCTAATTCAAGGCCGACTTGACTTGGTGTTGCTAATCCAATTTGTAAGGCAACCTTTTTCATACTCTCTTCAAACATAGGATCGTGCCATGGGCCAGCCTTTTGAACCATTCTATCTGAGTCTCTTTCTCTAGTCTCTCTATTGAGTCTAACTTTCTCCATTTCAGGATCAAAACCAAATCTGGTTTGTAGTAATTCATCGCTAATAACATTACGATCTGCTAACTGAATCAATAATGCTTTTTCAGCATCTTCATTGCTAAGATCCATTCTATCGAACTCTAATTTTGCTGAATACTTAAAACCCATACCCTTTTGTACTAATTCAAATTCTTTTTCCCAAAATGCAATCAATATATCTCGACCATATTGGAGTCTTTGTGTTAGTGTTTTTAAGCTTATAAAATTATTAGTTGTTCCAGCGGCTCCGAATGTGCCCGTTAAGGTTGGAGGAATACCTAATCCAGCATATACGCTATTCATATGTGGAATATATTTACTTTCACCTAAAAACTGGTGAACATTAGTTTGAGATTCTAATAATTCTATATCTGGACCCCACACAAGGTCTAGGGTTCCGCCACCAACATTATTTTGTAAAATACTACTAAGTTTACTAGCAGCAGCTTTTGTTGGAGCAATTTTATGCTCAAGATTACCTAATTTAAAAATTCTAATATTACTAATAGCACCATCAAGAGCAGCCATATCTGCTAATTTAAGTTTTTCTATAACTGTAATATCATCCATGATACTATAGATCATAGGATATGCCCAAGATTGCCAATCATCTTTTTTGTAATGGAATACAAGAGTTTTTTGAGGATCAAGAGGATATGGTTTTTTGGTTTTTGCTGCTTCTATAATTTGAGTTGGTAAACCTGAGATAATAAGTTTTTCATTATCTGTTTTGGGAGAGCTTATAATTTTTCTTAATCCTGCCGGAATACTAAGTTCATATCTTTTTTGACCAACAAATGATGATAATGGACCAGCAGACACATTAACATAAACAGGATCTATAAAAGTATATCTCCAAGGTATTTCTCTTTTATCAACTGAAATATTGTTATCGTCTTGCTCTGTTGTATCTGCTGTAGCATTTGCTCTAAAAAATTCGTCAACAGTTTTTAGACTAATTTTAGCTGTCTGTCGATTTATAACAACATTAGCTACTCGATATATATTATTAAGAAATCTTTCACTACGTTCTTTGCCATTAACTTTCTTAAACCATTTTCTATAAAATCTTTCTGTTCTTTTATTTTTATGAACAGGTCTGATTCCTTGAACAGCAAAATCTGCCATAAGATCTATTACATTTTTTACTAAACCAACTCTTTGATAAACATCGTCTGCTCGTCGAATAATTAGTTTAATTTCTGTTGGAACTGCTTCGTCTGGACGAAAATAGTCGTATCCTCTGCGAGTTAATCCTGGCTTACCATGAATATTACCTGGTAAAAGACTTGAATAATCATTGCTACGATTTCTAAATCCAGCATTAGCGTGAAATAGGCCATATTCTTCTAAACATCCAGAAGATAATTTAAGAGCTTCTTGCTTGCTTTGAAGGTCTTCTCCCCATGTTACATATGCCTCAGAATCGGACATAATCACATTTTCAATAGCATCGCTTTTTGGATATTTTTTGCTCATAAATTCCTATTATTATTATAATTAGATTACAATTGTAATATACACACTACTTGTATATTCCCATATAAATATCTTCATTCGCATTATCTGTAAACCAGCTAGGCCCTTTATACATTTGACCATTATTTTTTACTGATTGTTTAGCATCTATTCCTATAATATCATAACTTACAGGTTGTAAAGTTCTATTGATTTGTCTTGCTAACATATTAGCTATAATTAAAGCACTATATCTATCTTTCCTCAATTTACCTTTTTTACCATTTGATGTTTTGATATCAGGAGTATCCCATCTGTCTCTTGCTCCTGAAGATTGACTAGTTTGGGTCATAACTATTGTAGTTAATTCATTTTTTAGTTCTTCTATTTCAAGAATACATTCGCTTAGAGTATCATATATTGGGTTTAAATCGGCAGTTTCAATATTTCTATTTTCTTGATCCAAAGCCAACACTAAACTAATTTCATCAAATCGTGGAAATAATAAAATTTTATCTTCAAAATCTTTGCGTAAACCATGATTAGCTTGTGCTGTCCATTCTGCTTTGGCAAACTGTATTAGTTCTAAGAGGTGTAATCCTGGTTGATCATCAGTATCTTTAGTTTTGTTTTCTATTACTGGCCATATTAAATGCTCGCCATCTTCAAGTTTAGCAGGATCATGAAGGGCTTCTTCTATAGCAATACCACCACCCTGAGCATCCATCCCAATTCGTTCACATGGAAATACCTTCATTAAATTTCTTATTTTTCTTGCACAAAAGGCATAGAAGTCATGGTCTGATATTAATCCTGCCTTCTTTCTTTCTTTAAAATTATTTCTATTTGTTGTCCAAGAATAGACTATTCTATTATGAGTTGGATGTAATTCTATAATAATTATACTAAAATTATCTTTTTCACTAGCTGGGTCAACTCCATAAACATACTTTAGTTTAGGATCTCCAGTGGTTCTAGGCTCAAAAATAATAGATTCATTATTGATAATTATTGGTGAATTTTCTTTTGTAACACAACTTTCTATCAAACTACGCTTGAAAAATCCATCACTATCCTCTGTGAAACATGCTGCGTATTCCATATTATAAATACCATTATGTATCGTGGCTTTTGCTCTTGCGACTTGCTTATCGTCCATAAAGCCTTTTGGTATCAATTCATAAGGCATGCGAATAATGCTATAATCTTTCCAATTAAAATTATCTGGTATTTCTCCTTTAAAAATTTCTTCTAATTTATGTTTTTCCCCTTTGCTTTCTATTATAGATTTATATCTTCTCCAATAACTTGCAAAATGTTTAAACCCATAATCAGCTGTGCCAGCAATTAACGCTTGATTACCCATGCTAAAACTTAGTGTTTCTAGATCATCGTTCCATAAACCAGCTTCTTTCATAGCTTGTTTTTTAGCTTCTTTTTTAACGTTTTGTATTGGGGTTGCGCTTACAGCAGCAAAGCCTGATACCACGGTTTCGTATATATCAGAACTAATACTAGCAAATTCGTCTGCTATAATAATATGAGCACGCAAACCTCTAATCTTTTCTCCTGTTCCTAGTGGAATAGCAATTGCCCAACTAGAACCCAATCTCATCGTGCATCTATCAACATCTCGTCTTGGACCGTCATCATTACCATTAAATATACTACGAATAATAGGACTATTTCTCCATAAAGTTTCCATATATTCGAAAATTACTTTACTCTGTCGAAAAGCGGCACCAACAATCACAACCTTAGTTCCGGGTATAAATATGCAACGCAAAAATGCATATAGTGCTAATAAAAAACTTTTACCAAAACCACGACTAGCAATAAACATTGGAAATGATCTAACCCAAAATTCTTGTAATATTGCTATTTGTATAGGATGTAATTCAACATCAAATAATAATTTACAAGTCGCCCCAAAATAATCTGGATCTCTTAATAACTTAATTAGATGCATATCTGGATGTTCTATGTCTCGTTTTTTACGACGAATCATAGGATTGTTGTTAATTAAAAGATGATCTAGATCACCTAGACCAAGCCACGCATCATCGTATATCATTATTCTTCTACTTTAGTAATATGATTTTTATATATTTTTTTCATTAGTCCAAGAGCCATAGTTTCAGCATTACTAGATGATCCACAAAAAACCACCCTAATATTATGTTCTATTTGTAATTCATAAAGATGTTTCATTATATATGCTGGACTAATTCTTATTTTCCCCCATAGTTTTTTTGGAATATCGCTACCAATAGGATAGCTTAAAACACTATTCATATCAAATTCTAATAGTAAAAAAGAGTATGGAATTTTACTTAATCTATCTATAACATCTACAAATCTACTTTCAGTAATATTATTAGCAATTTCCGCCACATTTCTCTTTCTTTCAATTGCTACTAAATTCTCTAATCCTTGTATGCTATAGTCTCCGGTATCTAATTTGGCATGAGCTTTGTTGTCATGGTCATCAAAACTCCATGGCTTTTGCTCTCTAGTATCTATTATAATTGTAAAATCGCTCATTTTTTACTCGCTAATAATTTAAGAAATATACCAGCATAGTTATCTTCTTGACCCCTGATCATAGAGTGATGATTTTTGCAGAGAGTGATTCCATTATCTGGGTGGTATCTTAAGCCTGGATAATCTGCCCATGTTCTAATGTGGTGGGCTTGTAATTTTGTTTTAACTTTACAATTTGGCCATTGACATTGAAAACTATCTCTTTTGTATATTGTTAATCTCCATTGTTTATAGAGTGGGTCTGAATAGTCTCGTTTCATGGGTTTTTTAATATTGATTCTGGAGTAAGAAATGGCATATCTATTTTTCCATCTTGATATTCGTGATATTGAGAAAGATTTTCTCGTGCTTTGTCTGTGGCAATTTTAAGAATTTCCATTTCTCGTCCTTCTTTTTCTCTGGACGCTTCATCTTCTAGCATGCGAATTAAACCAACCCAACTGCTCTTGCCATCTTCTATTCTTTTGATTCTTTGTTCTCGTGTGGCTTTTAAATCTTTGCTTATTTTTTGTTGTTCTCCTAATAATTTAGTATATTCGTTTGTATAATTAGTTATACTATTACGAGCAAAACTTAGTTGTGTTTCGAGGTTGGCCAGTTTAGGAATATCTCGTTCAATTTCTGGTTTTTCATATTCATTATCTACTAATTTTTGTAATTTTTCAGTTTCGCTAATGTGTCGTTTGCGTTCTTTCATACTCCTATTAATAAGAATATCAATAGTGATAAATTGTTTGATCTGAAGTTCTTCAGCAGGAAGAACATCTTCTCTAAATTGTTTGATTAAATTAATCCACACATCTTCAAAATATTCTAATTCTCCGCTTTCTTCATCAAATTGTTTTTTGATTTCATACCAGAATGTTTTTCCATATAATTTTTGTTTTAGTAAATCGTCTTCGACTGCTAGATTTGATGGAATTAGATTTTTGGTTTCACTAATATATCTTTTTATGGGCGCTGTGTTACGATTTAATTGAGCAGAAATCTGGTCTATTGTGAGAGTGTGTAGATTATCTCTGATGAATTTTTCTTCTTCAAGACTGAGTTGACCACGCTTTTTAGGAATTAATGTCATTGTCTTTTAATATTTTATGAATTTCGTTGATTAGTTTTTTCAATTCGGTTTTGGGAACTTTGCTACCACCAGTGACTTGCAAGAATATGGGGCGGTTTTTTATACTAATATTTTTATCAATTAAATTAATTATTTGTTTATTATTTATATTTTCTATTAAATTATCCGAACAAATTTCTTTACTATTTTCATTAATATTATCTAGCATTAGTGGCTTCATAATATTTTTTTTGTTATCATTACGATTGAACCATGATGAATAAAGATTACAATCGTTTTTGTTAGTAAACTCAGAGCACATGCTAGGACATTTATCGTCTTTTGGTTTATAAAATGGACAATTTAAGCAGGGCTTGTCTGGTCTTTGATAGTTGTCTCTCTTAAAATTAAACAAACGATTTCTAACGTGGGTCCATAAGAAATTTTCTAGTGGGCGTTTATTGTCATAATTTTTTAATCCTTCCATAGCAAAGATGGCTGCTTGTTGCACCATATCTTCGTGGCTATGATATCCAAATTTAAATTTATATCCTAATCGTTTACTTATCTTTTTCCATACTTCAACAAATTCTTGTTCTGTTATTTTAGGATGAAATTCATTTTTGGTCTGATTCTTCTGGGATTTGGAGGGTTTCTTTTTCATTTGTTTGATTGGTTGAGTTTAAAATAGCTTCTAATGGTTGATCATTAGTATTTTTTAGTTCGTCTTCTGTAATGATATTTTCACTAGCAACTGTTTTTAGTGTTGACGATATTAAATGAGCATATTTGGGATTATTCATAAATTTACCTTGACCAGAATTTTACTCTATTTATTCTATTATAGATGTTTGATACACACAAAGCAAATTAATCAGGAGATAAAATGTCAAAAACATATAAAAAGTGGACAAAAGAAGAAATGGATTTTATTAGCAACAATAGCAAAACTATGAAAGATGAGGAAATTGCATCTTATTTAAGTAAGATAGATAGTAGTAGACAGATTAGTGTGGGAATGATTCGACGTCAACGACGAAAACTATTAATTTCAAAACCAAGAGGACGAAGACCATCAACTCAGCAATCACAATCAACTGTGCAAGCTACTGATTGAAAAAGATGGTTGATTCAAAAGAAACAGAGGCTTTGTGCTTCTGTTTTTTTTTATATATTGATGGGGAATTTGGCTATTAAACTGGCTAATTATATATGAAGTGCTTACTATGTTTATACCACCGCCGCCGCCGCCGCAAAAAACCCCCCAAGCGGGGGGAAACGAATAAACCCCCCTATGGTGGGGGATAGCATCATACCCCCCTCGAGGGGGGATAGCAGCATACCCCCCAATTGAGGGATGCCAGCATAAGCAAACCGTGTGCCATTTGAAATAGAATCCGCGGAGCAAACCGTGTGCCATTCGACAAAAATTCCGCCCAAAAAAGTTTGGCATGATATTTGCTATTAGCCCCCTAACAAAATCCTAACACAATCCTAACACAATCCTAACTTGCAACCTAAAGTTTAGCCTGTATAATGCCGATAGAGTTAGCAGGAACGATTGACCCTTGGAGATTACAAAATGAAGCGGAACGATATGCGAGAGATTGAGAAGAACGACACTTTCTACTGTCTTCGTGAAAATGGTCACGAGTATATGGGCAGTGTGGTCAAGGTGAGCATCCACAATCGGGAGACTATGGTAACGATCTACTTAGGGGTGGACGAGGATGATCGCCCACAGTATCGGGCAATCTATCCTTGCGATTGTGTCGAGTGGAGTGCCGAAACTCCGGAACCCGTATACGGGTAAAGGGTAGTAGACTGGCGTTTTTTGGGGTCCTTTGAATCCTCCCCCTATGGGGGGTCAACCAGCGGAGATTATCATGGGCCGTATCACCAACGAACTTTTGGGTATGGTAAAGGTGCGGGACAATGGACGATGCCGGGCTTGTGGAATTGGTGATTTTGACGCGTTGCAAGCCGATCACATTGTACCCGCTAGTTTAGGGGGTTTGGATAGACTGGACAATCTGCAGGCCCTTTGCTTTGTATGCAATGTCAGGAAGGGTAACGTGAACGTGGGGGAATTGCCGATTCTTCCCCCCGTAGAGGGGTTTGGCGATTTTAGGGAAGTTATGGTACGTAGGCAGAATTTCGTAGAATTAGTGAAAAGCAAACGAGCATCTAGCATACAGTCTGCCATTCTGGAAGCCAAGCGTATGAGGGCCGATGGTGTGGCAGGATTCAAAATTCGCCGGGCCATGGCAAAAATGGTAGACAGCCGACATATTGAACGTATACTGATGGAAAGCCGATAGACTGGACGATATGCGGGTCTTTAGGGTACGATTACACTAGAAAAAGGATAGAGAAAATGGAAAATCTG